ATGCAGAACCAGCAGTATGAGTTTTGGACCTACCCACCAGAGTCAGACCCGCAGGTCGACCAGCAGACGCTTCTTATCCAGGTACAGCCGGGGCGTCCAGTCCAGCTTATGACAGCGGAGGAATTGAACCGCTTTTACGAGGATCTGGCCCCCGATGTGCCGTACTGAGGTGGGCCGCCGGAGAGCTTGCAGCGGCCATACAGCAAGCTCCCATCGCTGCCTCACCTTTGGTGCACATTCAATTGTTGGTTTTGGGCTTTAATCCCGGCGCACTGGGTGGCATAAGCTCGTAGGTACTCGAGCTTCCTGGCATTGAGTTGTAGTTCCGCTCACAGTGCCGGATCCAAAGTTCGCTTAAGCTCATCATCTCTGCGAACTTAACCCGTCCACAAGGTTCACATCCATTGATATGCGCTAAAATTTTTGACAGTACCTCTTAATGAAAAAATTGAGATCATGTCAAAAATTAAAGAAAAAGCGCCGATATTTGATCAGGATGAAGCGCAAGATGATATCGATGGGGCTCACGGTACACCGTATTCGATTTCTTCAATTCTACGAAGGTTGCGATTCAGAGCTCACTGGCTCGCTCCTAATTTAATTCCTAATTCCCTAAAAGATCACGTAGCGCTGCGACTAGAACGAGAGTACGACGAAGGAAGCCGCATCTCTGAAGAAATAGAGCTTCGGGCTCGAGCTATCTGGGGTGTGGAAGTATTCGGACCAAATGAAAGTCAACAACTATATACAGCTTTAAAAAGACTTAGATGGGCGCAACAGTTCGCAGAAGAGGGAGATGATGCCCTTGCCTGGGTACAGAAGCAACGCTCATACTTTACAGGCGGATGGTTTGATCTCGGAGTGGTGACGCGAATTGGTCAACAAAAGAAATTTGTGGGAATCACCAGTCAAGCAGAAATGCCAGAAGGTGTCAAGCATGCCCTAGTGCGCCTTCACCAGATTTGCCCAACCATTACCTGTATAGTAGTGTGTTTCGTGCTTGATAACAAATTTGAAAAATGTTATGAAGAGAATTTAAATCGGAAGCGCACAGGTTATTATAAGCGAGGGAAATTGGGCTGGGTGCGTCGTATTGGACCATATGAGATTAAGCAGGAAGATATTCATAACCAACGCATCAAACTACGGCAATCAGTTAGCAACTGGTTTTCAAGGACTATCCCAGGCTATTTTACGAATTCCGGCGCAGCTCACAGCTTGCCATTTGCTGAGCTACTATGCACTGCAGGTGATGACGTCTTTACCGAGCACCAAGGACCAGTCTATTCGAACTGGCGACGTATTCTTACCAGCCCTTGGGAATACGAGATTTGGAAAAGCCAGGGCTCAACTCCGTTGCGCTTCGTAGATGGGCAATTTCACTGGCCGAAAGAACTGAGAAATTTTCTGGTAGCAGGTCTTTCCATATCTTCACTACCGGAAGAGCTGAGGGAGCGTAACATAGTACACCTTTGCGATGAAGAACTCACCAGTGTATTGCCCTATTTCGCCATACTTGGTTATTTAAAAGAAATATCTAGAGAGTTAAAGTTAACGCGAGAAGAGCTTCATGTTAAAAAATCGAGAAGCAGAACCTTACGCTCCATAACTAGGATTCAGCAGTACTTCGACCGGAATGCGGGTGTACCACCTGCTGTGCGCGAGATCTGCAAATCTGTAGAGCGCCCTGGTTCATTGGATCGCTATGTTTCCAAATTTACTGCACCCAAATTTGGCGAAACAGCCCCAGTTAGATATTTTGCAGAAGAATTGAGGGAGCATCTCCACCAGACTGCGATGACACTACTTGAGGATGAATCCTCTGCGAGAGAGCATTTTGAGCAGCTCGCATCTATCTTAAGTATCAAGGAAAGTATTAGTGCACAGAGATGGATGGGGCTATTGACTTTGGTAGCTTTGGTGGTTGCAGGCCTGAGCTTGGCGGCTGCTTGGCCTGATAGATGGGATACAAAAATCAGATCAATAAACGAAAAAGCTCAGATACTGCTCGAAGAAATCCAGTCTCAAGATATGCGGGATACGACAGGTCAGACGACCGAAGCTGATGAGAGCTGAGAAGTTAAATTGTTCTCAGAGGATCCGGTTCCCTCCGCTCTATGAACGAACTGGCGACCAAGGAGCATGCAACGGCCGCCAAGCAAGTTCCTTACCGAGTCACCTTGAGTGCAAATTCAATTGTTGGTTTTGGGCTTTAACCCCAACGCACTGTATGGCATAAGCTCGTAGGTATTCGAGCTTCTTGGCGTCTTCTTTGACGCTGTCTCGGAGATCAAGAACAGCGATTCCAGTATCTCCGTCGAGCGGGATGGTTGCATCGCCCATGCTGCCGGCGTCGGCATCGTGGCGCCCTCCACTGTCACTTGCGCCGGCGGCGCAGGCGGCACGCTTGGTGACGATGCGCACCCCGCAAGTGCCATTGCCAACGCACTTGCGCAGGCGATCAGCTTCCAGCTTCTCTGCATCTCTCTCTCCTGATAGTTTGGTGTCCACGGCCGCAAGCGCGGCCTGGTTGAGATCGGTGGCGCGCTGCACCAGGCGCGCTACCTCACGAGCGGCCGTAGCCTGCTCGCTCAGCTGCTCTGCATGGCTCTGCCGGATCTGCGCGATGGCGGTGTCCTTGGCCTGCAGCTGGCTGTCTGTGCGCCAGGCGTGCAAGGTCCAGCCACCCGCCAGGCCCGCAAGCGCGATGCCTGCGGCCGCAAGAATGGTGCGCTCCAAAGTCATGGTGCGAGTACCTCGGCAATGGCGCTGGCCACGCGGTGCATATTGCTCTGTAGCTGCACCAGGTCTGCCTGGTTGCTGATGAAGCAAAGCTCTGCGATCAGGCCACCTGCCGTTACGAAACCCAGCTTGCCGCGTGCGCTGGCCGACTGGTCGATATAACCCGCTTCGCCGCGCACGCGCAGGCCCAGAACGGCCGACACAGCAAAGCTGATGCGCTGGGCCAGTGCCCGGTGCTTAGGCAGTGCAATCGTCTCCACACCAGTGGCCTGGGGATTGCTCGAAGCGTTGAGGTGAATCTCCAGCGCAACCGCGCCGTGGTGGATCAAATTGATTGCGGTGGCCAGTGGCTGGTTATCGCGGCCCTCGCCATCGGTCCACACGCGGTGGCCGCGCTGCCGCAGCTCAGCGGCGACCAGGTTGCGCATATCCACCGCAATCTCTCCCTCTGTGTGGCCGTGCGCCACCGCGCCCGGGTCGGTGTTGCTGTGACCAGCAGTAATAACAAATTCCATAAAACGAACTCCTCGCGCGCGTAGCGCATTTGTGTGGCGAAGCCATGGGGTTAAGGGGTATCGAGGGATTCCGAGGGCTACGGCGCGTCTGGCGCGGCATGTTTGCCCGAGGCGGCGCGCTGCACGGTCTTTGCAGCCTGCTGGGCGCGCATGGCAGCGGCCTGCACCTCGCTGGCCGCCAGCTCAACCGCCGCGCTGCTGCCTGCAGCTGCATTGGCCGCTGTGCGCGCTGAATCTGCAGCGGCTTCTGTCTTGCCGGTCAGCAGATCCAGGCGCACCCCGTAGGCATACTGCAGGCGCCCCACCTCGGCCTGGCCGCGCTCTCGCTCGTTGGCAACGCCAATCCAGTAACCGGTGGTAGCGCCACACCAGAAAGTGCCGCCAACAATGACTGTCATCGCGCCAATGGATTTGGCCCAGCGCCAGGCGCTGCGTGCGGCCGGACTACACTGAATCAGATCGCCGAAATTGGTATTGCTCATCGTTGTGACCTCAGTTGTTGCACCTCCGTGCGTAGGGCCTGGATCTCTCCGCGCTGGGCCTCGATCTGCCGGGCCTGGCTGTCGATGGTTTGTTGCAGGCTTTTGATCTCCCCCTGCAGGAGACCAAGCGATGCTGTCAGCTCGTTACGCTCTTTGGCGAATGAGTCGGCGCGCAAGGTCAACTCGCGGTTGGTTTCGCGCAGGTCCTGCGCAATGGCTTTCCACTCGTCAATTGCCTGCACGCTGCCAGCGCTGTCCGCGTCCTCCAGCTTTTGCTTGCCGCGCTCTCGCCAGATCCAGTAAGTCACCACGGCCGCCAGAGCCAGGGCAGAGCCAAGCTGGGACTTGGCGGCTTCGAATAGTTGGGTGAAGTCCATGCCGCCTCTTTCGGACAATAAAAAAGCCCGCCGAAGCGGGCACAACCAAGACGGGGCCAGCAATCCAACGGGCTGCAGGTTTAACCTTGGGTTCAATAGAAGATCACCAGATCCCCAGACTAAAAATCCGCAAGGAAGGTAGCGCGGATGAGGAAAATTTCTTTTTTGGGAAAGCTCAGTTACATAGAGAAATGTGGAGGGAAGGACGCATAAAGGATGGCACTATGGGCTTCTCAAGAGAGCAACAGAGCAAGAGAGCCGAACATGACTATTCAAAATAGAACGAGTTCTGAAATAGTTCAGGCAGTCTATGGACTGCTTTATCAGGACGAATCACTCGTTGGGCAACTTGGCAACCTGCCATATATTTCAGTGCATGCACTCCCGCCTGGTCAGTTTGATGGTGGTGCAAACTGGCGGCTGGACATAGCTGTCTGCTCCTCACCTGAGATGCATGCAGCCGTTCTGAGGGCCATGGAGACTGTGCAGCAGCAGATGTGGCTGCTCACGCCCCCACTCAGCACCTCCTCAACCGGCTGATATTTCTCCAAGCCGCACCGCGCATTGCCGCACAGTCTTTTGATTAGAAGCGCCACATCAATGGCGCTGTCCACCGTTGCTACAGCGTCTGGGCTGCGCGGAATGCATCCTCCAGCTTGGCCGGGGTATCCAGGCCAATGCCAGCGCCAAACATCAGCACATGCGGGTTGTCACTATCCCAGGTTGAAGCCCGGAAATACAAGCCAGCCTCGTACTTCGCATCCTCATCATCCATACCCGCAATCAGCGTCTCCACGTCCGCCTCAGTAACCCGCAGGTTTCGGTAGATGTAGACCAGCCCCTGCGTGCGGGAAATCGTGATCCGTGCCGCATCTCTGGCGGCCTTCTCTGCAGCCAGGCGGTCGGCCTCCAGCTGGGCCAGTTCCTCAGAGCTTAGCGGCACGATATCCCACTGTTGCAAGAAGCCGCTCTCACCCTCTACGGGAGGTAGCTCTACGGTCTTATGCGTGGCCGCATCAAACGCTGGCTGTGGCTGATCCACCACCAGAGCGTATTGCTCAAGGGGGACGAACGGATCAGGAAACACTGTCAAGGGGTGGCGCTGCATGATTGCAGCTTGAGTCAGACCCCATTCATTCGTAGTTGTGTCGATGTACATGTTGATCCTCAGTTTGCAGCGTTCCCCATACGGGTGCCTGGGGATATCCAGGTGGTTAGGCTTGCCCCGTCCACGTAGTAGCCGGCTGCCTGGCCTTCTCCCGGCTGATAGATCTGAATCAAGGTGTAGTTACCGGAGGCTGTGCCCGAAGCGCCCGAGGCCCCCGGCATTCCTATGGCGCCGCCACTGCCTCCTCGGCCTCCGGTGGAGCTGCCAATGCCGCCAGTGGATGCACCGCCAAGCGTCTCAGTCCGGCCATAGTCACCGGATACTGCGCTCACCATCGATACCGCACCCGAATCAGTAAAGCCTGCTCCCGCCCCGCCATCGCCACCTGATCCAGAGGCGAAGTAGCTGGGAGAGTTTGGATTCTGAATGCGCAAAGATCCGCCCCTGCCGCCTCTGCCGCCACCTCCGAAAATAATGCCGCCCGCGTTGTCAATGCGAATGCGTTTTCGGGTATAGATCGCGGTGCCACCGTTGATCACTCCTCCTATACGCCCCTGATTGATGAGGGTCACACAGTCGTCAGGGACGTTAGAAATGACAAGCCCTGCCACATCAACACCAGGATTGATGGTGCAGAAGATTGGCCCCGTGCCATTCCATCCACGCGCACGGGCCAGAGCCGCTATATCGGGACTGCGGACAGTAGCGGCAATGGTGATGTTTATGCTCCCCCAGCTCATGATGATGCGACCGGCAATCATGCTATATGCTTTCCGCCAATGAACAGATTCCAGGTACCATTTCCGCCGAATTCCGGAATCAGAGCGACCGTCAAAAGTTCATCTCTTGCCAGCTGCAGCCCCGAAGTACCAGCAGGTAATTTGACGTTGTTACTCGTGAAGCTGAAGGAATAGCTCCCGCGCTGCATCAACCGCAAAGTTACCTGATCACCAGGACCGCGCGGTGAGCGAACATTGATTGATAAATTTGACGCCGGCTCGAGCCACCAAATGGTTGCGATTTCAGGATCAATAGTGCAAGCGCCTCCGGTGATGGTCGCAATAGCCCATTCTTCAATCAGCGATCGGGCACCCAAAATTCGCTGCCACGGCCCCCAAGAGGCATCGTGCAGTTGTCGCTCGAAGACCCACCCTTGGTAACCCGTGGACAGCGTCTGCGATGCACGCTGTGTGACTCGACCAACGGCCAAAGTCGAGCCGAATGTAAACACATTCCACCAATTCACCGTAGGGTGTCCTGGCGGCCAATCCGCGCCAGAGCCAGTCGTATCGCTGTATGCCGCCCACTGGCCAATTGGCGCATTCGCCATCAGCTGCGACTTGTTGCGCGTAGCGCCAATGGCTGTTTCCACAAGACCAGTCACTACGCCTGTGCGCCCCATTACAGAAGCAACAGGACCAGCCTGGATAGCGGCCATTGCGTCACGAACATCTTGGACCGCTGTGTCTGCCGCTACGCGGCTGGCATTTGCTGCGCTTGCGGACTGACCAGCAGCGGTTGCAGCATTTTGGGCATCCAGCGCTTTGGCGTGGGCCCATTGGGCATTGGTATAGACTTGGTCCAGCGCGACATTGAATGCCAGACGCTGCGGCTCGTAGGAGGCCGCCAGCGTGAATGCCTTGGTACTGAACGTGACTCGGTCATCTGTGGGCTGCGGCGCTGGAGGATACGCGGGCACAGGTGTTGGAACGACTAAAGGCATCACACCTCCTCAAGTTGAATTGCAAATAACGAGTACTGGGAGTACTCGATGGTTACCGACCAGTCCTTGGCAATGCCAAAAATGTTCAGGGCCTCGATGTCTTCTGAGCCAAGGAAAAGGATCGGTTTGGCCCGGTTTTGGGCCATGTAGCGGCTGATGGGTGTAACTTCCGCCCGACTGATGGGCACTGACATATCCGCCCAGCCGATATAGGTTCGCTCCACCAAGACGCGATTACCAAACTCGTCCAAGGCTTTCTTGGAAAAGTCTTGAATGCCCACCGATGCACCCAGATCAACGCCTATACCCCACTCGCTGGCGTTGCCGAGGATCAAATTGCCCACCTCCATCTGGTTCGTACCAGTGAAGTCAACCAATACATCTGCCTGGGGATAGGCAGGCAGCCCCGTGAACAGGCCCAGTGCACCAGTGGGAGTCCAATTGCCGAAATGCCACTCCCACCAATCCGGAGCGACAGGAGCCAGGCCAACGGTCATCGACTTGTCGTAAACAGTTCCGAAGTTGGGATCTATGACGCGCACACGGACCGAATGCACGTCAACAAGGCCAATCGCAGACACCGCATCGACCACACGCCCAAACCTGAACCGGTAGGACGCTGTCGCCGAAAACTTGGAGCTTTGCGACGTGCGTCCATTAAAAAGGGCCCACGTATTTGTGGGCCCTACTTTGATCCAAACGGTTGGGTTATCCGGTGGCGCGGTTGCATCGTTGATATCGGCACCGGCCTGATAGACCAGGTGCCGGTAGCGCACTCTTGAGCCTTTTGGCCAAGCGCCCGCTATCCAAGCGACCGCGGCATCCTCCAATGGCGGCTGCGAAATCAACACGCTGTCCGAGATCTCCAGCGGGCTGACAGTTCTCAAACCTGTCATGCTTTTACCTCCTCCTCTCTTGTTGCTGGTAAACCATCGGAGTCCCATTTGCGCAGAAGCTTATTCGTCTGCTGCACAGATGGGACTATGGCGGCGGCCTCCGACTTGCGATTGGCGTCATGGTTCTGCAAAGCCACGCGCAATGCACGCAGCTCGGACAGCAACAATTGGTTGTCGCTCGAAGACTGCAACGCCCCTGGAAAAGCGTTGGTACCCGTCGATTGAACAACCGCCCCGGCTGTCGTTGCCGCTGCCTGCGCCACCTGCTGGTTTTCGATATCAACCCCGTACTTTCCAGCCAGGTAGCTGCGTGTGTCGGCCAGCGATGCCAGCCACTCTGCCTGCTTAAGGTAGACCTCTGCTTGCGACGATGCACTAGCCTTGGCCAGGTCCTCAAGATTGCGAATGATCTCGGGCAGCTCATCTGCTGCATCTTGATCACCAGCCCGCGCCTGGGCGGTTTTGATGGCAAACAAGGCCTCGTAATACGACGCCCCTTGGTCATCAGCAGCACCCAGTAATTCGCTCCGCAGTCGCTCCATCTCATTGAGCATGGAATCTATGGTTTTGCGCCATTGATCCGCAAGTTTTTTGGATGCGTCTGCTGCTGAATTGGCAGCCTTTGTAGTTGCGCTGTAAGAGGAACCCACGCTACCCACGCTGCCTCTGTAGGTCGCCATTACCTTGATGCTCGAGCCAAGGCCATTGCCTAGCGATTTCATCTCCGTCTTCAGCTTCTCCATTCCTTCCTTGAACTCCGTGCTTTCCAACAAAGCGTTCAATGCCTTCAGCGCAGCATTTGCGTTGGCGATCATGTTGTTGATGGCCGCCGTACTCACCGCATCGGCAATGTTTGAACCTGTCAGTGCGGCAGTGATCATGGGAGTGATCATCCCGTCAATCATGGAGCTAAGGATGGCGGTAATGGCTTGCTCATAAACCGCCCGCTCAAAGCCTCCAGCGATCTCATTTGCCAACCAACTGCCTGCATCAGCGCCTCGGCCTTCGTTGATCTCATTGATGAAGCCGTCAACCAGTCCATCCATCGACAGACCAAGAGTTGAAAGCGTGTCCTCACGGACGCGATTCGCCTCTTCAATCTGCTGCTTCATGATCTCCACCATTTCATTGGTCGAGTCTTCCAAGGTAGCGGTTACAGCATCGACGCCTGCAGCAAATTCATCGGCAAACTGCAGCAGCCAGGCAACCATCGCTTCGTCCTTATCAGCAATTGCCTTTTCGAGCAAGGCGCGGTACTTGGCCTTCGCATCTACATCACCGACCCGAAGATCGAGACCCTTGCTTTCCATCCCTTTATTAGCGACATCAGCCACACGCTCGCGCTTCTCGGAGGTCGAGTAGTACAGGTCATAGAAGGTGGCTGCAGACTGCATCAGCTGCTCAACTCCTCCTGCTGCTTCAATCAGGCTGCTGGCCCAATCTCCGCTCGCAAGAGAAGCATCAAGCAGCGTTGCACCGAGTGTCTCGAATAGGCCGTTAACAACCGTCAAGCTCACAGACAAGCGCGTCAAGGTCTCAAGCCGAGTTTCATCGCCCTGGGTGTACTCATCGGTCGCCAGTACCAACTCAGCCATCTTGTTTGCCGCCTGGCCGAAGACCTCTTGCAGTTTCGCCATCGCTTCTTCGTCGCTCAGCCCCTTGAGACTGATCTTGAAGTCGTAGGTGAAGCCATCTAGCGCATCAGTGCCAAGCCCCAGCGTATCTCCCATCTCGCGAATGGACTTATCCATCTCGAAGAACTGGTCAGCGAAAGCGGATCGCGTCTCTTCGTCCAACTTCTCACGAGTGGTCTTGTTGCTGCGAAATAGACCGCCCTTGTAGTACTTGTAGCTGTTACCTTCAAAGCCGGTTTCACCACCGAACTTGCCCTCAATGCCTGTGTCTTTGAGCTTGCGCCCGAAGAGGCCACTGATGATGTCACCGCCAAAAAGTGCGCCAATACCCAGTGCCATCCATCCCCAACCCGGTATGGCACCCAGCATGCTGCCGACGCTAGCACCGGCTCCCATTGCCCCCCCAGCTCCGACAGTGGTTGGACCCATCAAGCCAGCAGCCAGAGTTGACCCCTGCATGCCCGCGCCAAATGCGCTCAGCGCGCTTGATCCAAAGAGCGTCCCCGCGCTGGCAAGAGTTGAGCCCAAAGTAGCGGCCAAGCCGCTGCCGAAAGCGCTATACAACGTTGAGGCGTTGCTGAGCAGCCCCAAAACTCCTCCACCGCCGCCAGCGCCTCCTACACCACCGACACCACCAGCTCCACCACCCCCGATGCCCATCAGGTTCCCCACGATGTTCATCACAAAGGGTTGCACGAACAAACTGCGCAGCATCCCCTTCAGATAGTCTTTGGCGTTCATACCACCATTCATGAGGGCGTCAGTGAACGAGCCGCTGACGTTGTCATACAGCGACTTCCATGCCGATTGCGTCGCATCAGCTGCCTTTGCTGCCCCTTGAGCGATGTATTGGGTATCTAGCAAGCCATTGCGCTCCCGCAGCAACTCAATGTCGGCCTGCAGGTTTGCCAGCTCTCGAGACATGGTGCCGGTAGCGTCGGCCTCACGCGCAAGCTCAGCGGCATGAGCTTCTTTGATGGCGATGATTTCAAGATTGCGATTCTTGAGAATGACCAGGCGCTGTGCGTCATTCTTGCCAATCAGCTCAATCTCCTCACGCAGCGACTTATTACCAGCGGCCAACGCATCGGTCGCGCTCTGCATCTCGCTAACGTACTTTGCACGTTGCTGCCGCGAAGCTTCCAAGCCAGCCTGCTCGAGTTTGGTCGCAGCAGTGGTTTTCTCGATCTCGTTCCACTCAGCAATACGCGCCTTGACGGCAGCGAAGTGTTGCTCATTCAGCTTTTTCTTGGGGTCGAGCTGAGCCTGCGTGACCTTGATCAGCTCCTTCTCAGACTCCGTCAGTTGGCGGCCCAATTCCGCCTCCTTTGAGAGCGCCGCAATCTTCTGGTCGATGGCCCCCATAGTGGCCAGATAAGCCTGTGCTTCACGTTCAGCCGCTTTGCTCCCTTCGTCGCTGGCTTCAACGAAGTCCTTAACGGCCAAGGTCTGCTTTTGGGTCGCGCCGGTGGCGTTATTTGTCGATGTGGCCAGCTGGTCGATAGCAGTTCGGAACTTCTCACCCCAGGTTTCGCCCTTGAAGGCGTCAATCATGTCCTGCCCTGACATCTGCAGGATATTGAAGGCCCCCTTGAAATCGCCATCTGCCACAGCAACAGCAGATGCAGCGAGACCACCCAAGCCTTTTCCGATACTTTGAAAGGTCCGCCATACATACTGGCCTGCGTCGATCACATAGCTCAATGCCTTAACCGCCGTCATGGTCCAGTCTTTAATGCTGCCGTCTGCGGCCAGGTTGCGTGCTTCATCTCGCACTCCGCCCGTGCCATTGATGACCTGGTTATATGCGCGGGTTGCCAGATTCAAAGCTGGCACCATCCCATTAACCACCTCAGTCTTGAGCGCATCATTGCTGGCCTGGGAGGCCTGAAGGGCTCTTTGGTACTTGGCTGATTCCTCGATCTGCTCTGCAGTCACCTTGGCTTGAATTTCGCCAGCCGCAGCGAGGTCCTTCATGAAAGGCAGGAGCTTTGCACCCTCTTCCCCCATGATCGCCATGATGGCTGCAGACTTTCCTGCACCGTCCTCAAACCTGTCCAATGACTTAGCCAAAGTCAAGAACTGCTCATCAGGTGTGAGGTCTCGAAACTCCTTGAAGTTGATACCGATCTTTTGCAGCGCTACGGCCGCTGGATCACTTTCCTTCTTGGTCTCGACCATCTTCTGGGTCAGCTGGTTCATGCTGTCAGTGAGCTGGTCAACATCGGTACCCGAGGCCTTGGCGATGTGGGCCATGCCAGAGAGTTTCTCGACTGACACGCCAGCTGTTTCGCTCAGCTTTTTCAGCTCTACCTGCGAAGCCGTGATGCCGTCGATCATGCTCTTCATCGCGGATACGGAAAACACCGCAGCGATGGAAGCACCAATGCCCACCGCAAACTGCGATGCGGTGGACTTGACACCATCGACTGCCTCTTGGATACGCTTGGTGCGGGCGAGCGTTTCCTGCTCAGTCTTATCCCAGCCGGATTGGTACTGGGCATAGTCCATCGCCAGCTGCACTACCAGAGAGCCAAGTGCCGACATGGGTTACCTCATTTCTCAGATTTGGGTTTTTTGGGTAATTCGTCCAGCGCTTCCAGTGCTGCACGCTCCATGATCTGGAGGCCCTCGAAAATTTCCCGCCGCTTCCGGCGTGGGTAGTGGTGATCAATCCAGATCAGAACATTGCCGTAATGAAGGCCGGTGATACGCCCATCTAGCCCTGCCCGCATCCACTGCGTTGCAACGTCAAGGAAGGCCATCACCACCGGCCAGTTGCATCTCCAGACTTCGCAGCAGTCCCCGCGAGATGAACGCGCCGCACGCTTGCTTTGCATGGACTCCTGCACAGCCGCGATCTTTGCTTCGGATGCGCCAAAACGGCGCATGCCTTCGAGGATCGATTCGTCAGGGTCCCACTCATCGACCTTGGGAGGGCGAAGGCCCACCCACCAGCGTGCGGCTTCCCTTAGTTTTTTGCGCGCGATTCCTTGACGTTGAAGTTGTCATTGATGTACTGCAGCGCCGCCTCCCGGACCGCGCCGGTGAGCTTCAGGAAGGCCTCAAAGTTCTCAGGAGAGAACGGCACCGCCGTTTTGTCTTCCTCGCTGACGGTCATTCCTTCCCAGCCCGTCATCACTTCACGCAGCAGTTCGATATTTTTCAAGCCGAGCAAACGCTCACGGCCATCTTCATCCGTGCGCTTAAAAATGGCGGTGAATGTTTCTTCGCGCCAGGCGCCGTTTTTGGTCTTGACATTGACCTTGACGGTGGACTTGAAAGTTTCGGTTTGTGCGAGTGCAAATGCCATGCTTATCTCTCCTGATGGAATGTAGAAAATGAAGAGGCCACCTGTTTAGGTGGCCTGCGAAGTTGTTGCGATGTGAAGGGCTCAGCGGACGATGATGGTCAGCTCGTCATTGCCTTGCACGGGGTTGATATCAAAAGCCATGGAGATCATGGCGTCACCTTCCTCATCCTGAATAGTGGGAGCGTCAGGCTGGACAGCTGGCATTTGCAACTCAACGATGTTGCCTGCCGTGATGCCGTGCACCACCTTGAGTGGACCCTTTTGTCCTTTGACCACGACATCTGCCCAGTCGATGGTGGAGACCTTGGGCATCTCCATCACAATCTGGCCGGTCGGCTGCCGGTCAGGGCTACGAGGCCCTGAGCAGTTGATCAGTTCACGCCAGGCCAACTGGTTAGCGAGGTTGATGCTGAATTGGCTAGTGCAGCCCGCATGGCCGTGGATAGTGAGCGTAGGCGTGGTAGTCCGTCCCACCACTTCAGGTTGCATGAAGGCGTCGTAATTGACATCCAGGTCGGCAGGCATCGCGACTTCTTCGGCCTTGTGGTAGCGCCCCAGAAACTCGTACTTCATCACCGGAATGCTCTTGGCGTTGAGGTCGATGCTGACAGTGCCCAAGGCATCGGTCATCTTGAACAGGGTGCCATCCAGGTAGACATAAATTGTCAGATACCGGTCGTCCCCCGTCAGGTTGTAGGTGACATCGGTGCCTGCGGTCACTGTTTCCGAGAAGCCGCTGGCGATCAGGCATGGCCCATAGGCCGGTGCTTCTCCTGCGGAGCCCGAACCGGCCAGTTCAATTTCAAACGAGATTTTGCGGTGGACGCCAGTGATCAGGCCCCCGCTGTTGCCCTTGTAAGGACGGATCAACTCACGCTGGACTTTGTCCGCAACAATGGGCTCGGGGGTCACGCCGCGTGCCAGGATGGCATTGGTGCCTGGCACTGGGACCGCTTCTGCGCCTGCAGCCGACTGCAGAGCGACGAGCAGAAGCATCTTTTTCATGGACTTTGCCATAGTGGTATTTCCTTTCGGTGGATCTGCCTTGCTTACTCGGCGATTGGCGTGCGCACACCAGAAACTGGGTCGCGCACAAAGCGCCCGCCCTTGCCGCTGTGCTCATCGCGAGGCGGCAACTTGGTGGGCTGGTGGTGGCTAGGTTTGGTGGACCTGCCAGCATGGGCAACATCTGTAGGCTGTGCAGACGTGTGCACTGCGCCCTGCGACTCAGAGATCGCATCGGTCTTTTTCATATTGACTCCAGGGGTTAGAAACGCGGGGTACGCAGGCGCACAGTCAGGTGCCGCGCATATTTACGAGGATCAGGCTCATAGTCGGCATCGCCGCAGCTGTCCTCGAACTGGTAGCTGTCCATGGCCTCTAGAGCAGCGCGGATGGGGCCGCCATTGCCTGCAGCGCCAGGACCCGTAGGCAAGAGCACATCAAGCTGCTCCAACGTGTCAGCAATGGCCACCACCTGCACGTCGTGCTGGTCGTAGCCACCATTGATCACCCAGCCCCGCTCCTGCTCGGTCTCCACATCAAAGACCATGGCAGGGAATACTGGTTTGGGGGGCAGCTCCACAGCCCACACGTTGGGTAAGGGGGCCAGGGCAGCAGTGATCAATTCGTGAATTGACGCCATATCTACTTTCTCAGCTTGGCAAGTTCGCGGGCAGCTGCCTGCGTCATGGCCACAAGCACATCAGATCGTTTTCGCTCCAGGGCAGGACCAATAAAAGGTTTGGCCTTGACCCAGCCACTTGACTGCGACCGGCGCTTGCGAATCGATTTACTGCCGTTTGCAGTGTTGCTGCGGCGCGATACCGTCTTATGGCCCAGTTCAACCCAGCGCCAATAGAAAGGATCGTTGTCGCGCACCGATTTGACGCGGCCGTCAGCGTTCACCTTCAGACGCCTTTTGCCTGCATTGCGCACCTTCCGCGCCTGGTCCCGGCCATGACGCACACCCAGGTGGTACTGTTCACGGTCTGGCCCGGCCTTGCTCTCGCGCTTGATGGCGATGTTCTCGACCATCACACCTGTGCGCACACTGCCATTGGCCCGAGCGATGGCCGCAGCCTCTTGCTTGAGAATGCGGCCTCCTGCGACCACAGATCGGCGCGCCAGGCGCGGGCTGTCGGCCTTGGCTTCTTGAAAGACCGCCTTGAGCTGAGTGATGCCAAGGATTTCGGTTTTAGACATGGTCTTTCCCCGTAGTGGCCGTGATCATCAACCACTCACCTCGCTCGAAGATGGGATTGATGTGCGTGACCTGGTAGAGCTTGCCCTTGAACTTGATGCGCAAAGACACAGGATCATCCAGGCCCTCGCGGGCATGCACACGAAACTTCGTGATTGCAGTAGAAACTGGACCACCCTGTGTCGTTGCGTCACCCACGGAGCCCGATTCATGGCTCACACGCGCGAACACCCTGGGGTATAGCGGCAACCAGTCTTGCTTCATGCCACCGCTTGAACCTTTCGTGACCACCAGATGCTCGAATGAGATCACCTTGTCCAGCTCTTGACTGTGCATGGCTACACCCCCTGGTTACGCCGAATACGCAGCATCTCGTAAGCGGCCTGTCTTTTTGCAGTCTGGTCGACCACCGTGTTAGGACCACACAGCGAGTCGACCAGTAACAGCTGAGCGGCAAGAATGTCGGCCGTGCACACGATGGCCTTGGGGTTTCCGCTTTCTGCTGCAGCCAGTGCACTCACGTACAGCGGTCCGTCCAGGTACTTCTCAGTCAAGGCAAAGGCTTGCTCGATGGCATCAGCCACATCGTCGGCCAGACTTTCATCCAGGCGCAACCGCAGCAGTGCCTGGTCCTTGGTGGGCTTGACCTGCTCCATGGCTAGTTGGTCCCTTGGTCCGGTGCAGTCGAGGGGCCTGTATGAGCGCCGTCGTCACCAGTCTTGTCTGGCTCAGAAGAACCGCCACCGTTGTCCTGGTCTCCACCGATTGGCAGCAAAGCAGACTGGTCCGAATTGTTTGCATCCTTCGTCAAGACCGGCCCGGTAACTACCTGGTCGTTGGTCGGGCCTGCAGGCTTGGGTTGGGTTGGGCTGGGCTGCCGGGCTTGGCGCGGGCTGGCAGGTTTGCGCTCAGGAGGCTTGGCCTGTTTGTCCACAGGCTCACGCACCATGCCGTGGCGCTTGTAGAAGTCCAAGGTTGTCTTGTCCAGTCCCTCCGGCAGTGGATCACCGGGGTTGTAGCGAATGCCGCGACGGTCAAAGGGTTTCGCGATTTCCATCGTCATCTCCAAAATGAAAGACCTACCAGCTCAAGCTGGTAGGTCTTTAGAGTTGCTCCAGTTGCCGAGGAGGGTTAGGCGGGAAACTTACCTGCCACCAATGCAGAGGGTCGCTCGACCGTGAAGGCGAGGCGCTCTTCAGCAAGGATGGCAACCATGTTCTTGATGAAGAAGTCTGCGTGCTGCTCAGCGACACGCACGGTAGCTTCCTCGCGGTCATAGACCGTTGCAGCAAAACCCGAACCAACCAAGAAGTCGTCAGCAGCCATGCCATAGGACTCCACCACTTGCTTGCCCCAGATCCGTGGTGCTGCGCCGTCAGTGGGCGTGCCGAAGATGTAGGCACCATCAGTGGTCTTCATCATCTGGATCTTGGCCCAGTCTTCCAGGCTCAGGACCGAGAAGGTAGCCGGATACATGGCCTTGGCTACTTGCAAGAAGCCCCAACGCAGATGGTCGATGGCAGTGTGGGCTGGCATGTTGGTACCAACCACTGGCATACCAGCTGGGTTGTAGGCCACAGCTTGAGGCATAGCGCCCAGCAGGTTACCGTCCGTGCCATCGCCATACAGAAGGCCGGAGTCTTCCTTGAGCTTGAGGCCAAACAGCAGGCGTCCGTCAATGATGCCTGCCAGCTGGGGCGCATCCGACAGCACCTGGCGGCTCGCTGGAATCCAGTGTGCAATGACTTCAACCGGGCTCGTCTTCTTTTCAAAAGTCAGGCCCGATTCATTCTTTGCAGTACCTTCACCGTTTTGCGGCCCGGCGTTGTTGGTATAGAGCTTTTCCTGCACCCACTCAACGGCGTTGCTGCTGATGCTGACGATCTGGAAGAGATCCCGCACAGTCAGGGGCTGCTCAGGGCCGGTGATGATGCCCGCCTGGTGCGGCTGGATCAGCACTCCTGCGCTGGCTGCTCCGCTGGTGACGGCTGCTTTGCCAAACAATGGGCCATTCATGGTCACCAGTTCGGCATGGCCACCGCGATAGGTTTTGCACACTTCGGACGCTGCTGCTTGCTGGCCCAAGCTCTTGCGCTGTTCACCGCCACCCAGCAGGTTGGCTGACTTGCGAGCCAGCTCGGTAACTTCGTCATTGAGCTTGGCCAGCGCCTTCTCGGATCGGTCGACCTTGTCAACAGCATCCTGGAATGCCGCCTTTGTCACCGCATCGGCCTTGCCGTCTTTCAATTCCTGGTGGATCTTGTCTACCCGGCCGTCCAGCTCGGTATGCGACTTGCGCACATCTTCCACCGCCTGCTTGGCGGCCTTAGCCACATCGTGGAGCTGCTCCAGCGTCTTGCGAACATCACCACCTACCTCGCCCGTGAGGGCCAGGGGCATGCCGCCAGCAATCGCCAACTGGGCCCACACATCATGAGGGATGAGTGGCATGCCTATGGCAGCTGATGCGGCTGCCACGCAGATGGCACCCAGAAAGGCCATCGTCAGGTACTTACGAGTCTTGGTCATAGTCTTTACTTCCAGTTGAATGCGTGCGTGAGGGTTTGCAGTTCGTCTGCCAGCGTCACGCTGTCTGCACCATCGTCACGATGGGGCAGCGACTTGAAGCCGCCAGACGCCAATGCCTTGGCCTCCCGCTGGCTGTATCCGAGGCCACGCAGCTGCGCCTCGAAATCTCGAATGTGAAAAGCCTTGACCGTTTCGATCAAGGCTTCTGGGTTCATACCGAAGGGCACAAGGCTGAACTCCCATAGCTCAGCCTCTTTAATGATTCGGACATAGTCGTTGTCACGCTCCTCCCAGGTGGACCCACCTGGTGGAATGTCAAAGCCCACGCTCAGGCCATCCAGCACACCGGCCTTCATCAGCTCATAGGCATCGCGCACATACCCAACACCCAGGGTCAGCTGACCTTCAACACGCAGGCCATGCTCATCCTGGAAGAAGGTGGCCTTGCCAGCGAGCTTTTTGAGGTCGTGGTTCATGGCAATGCGAACCTGACCATCACGCGTTGTTTTCACGCTGGTGAAGGCGCCAGGCATGATCACGTCGTGGCCCAGGTCCACGTTGTTGAAGACTGCGGCATAGCCAGTGAAGGTGCCGTCCACCTTGGCTTCCTTGATCTCGATGGGTGCAATGATTCGATCCATCATTGGGCTCCTTTGTCTGGTTTGAAATGCTCCCGCAACAGATCCACGGGCGCCATGTTCAGCGGCGCATACAGCTCATCGCCTCCCTCGACCAGCGGCAGGTTCTCCCGTTCGCGGATCTCGTTACCGGTAATGGCTGCCGCCTGGCGCAACTTCAGGTATTGGTCTGCACGCGCCGAGCTGTCGCCCCGCAGCAGGTTGTTGGTGTCGAACTCGAAATACATGCCCGAGCTGCGCTCCCCGGGATCGAGCAGGCAACTATTGAGCGAGGCCTCAATGCGCGTCAGGTAGGCCAGCAACGTGTAATCGAGAAAGTGCTTGTTGGCCTGCTCGGTGTTGTTGTAGCTGGCCTTGTCCGTCTCCATCAGCATGTGGAGCGGCACCCGGTAGATGCGAGCGACTTCGGCGATCTGCAGCTTGCGCGCTTCAATAAATTGCGATTCGTTGTTTGGCGTGCTGATGGGCGTGTACTTGGTCCCATCCGGGAAATACGGTGGCATGCCCTTTTCACGCGATTCCTTGATGTATTTCGCCACGCTGTTGCGCATCTGGTTTCGCCCATCTTCGCCGGGGTCATAGTCTCCAGTGATGATGCCCAGTGGCTGACCACCGCTACCAAAGAACTCCGCCGCGTATTTCTCCAGGGCCACTGACAAGCCCAGGCTGTTGCCGTGGATCTGGTGGGGTGCAAAGCCCTCCAGCTGCCCCACGCCACCAAAACCTCGGATCGGCACCACATCTCGCCTGGTCAACTGGGTGCGCTGGCCGTTGCGTGTGGTGAGCCAGTAGATGATGGTGCCGTCCTGCTTGACCTCCGGCCGCACGCGGCTCTTGTGGACAGGCTGAATATCAACGATGCGGCCGGTCGTGCCAAACCGCGTTACCGGGTTGTAGGCCTGTCCCATGGTTGCCAAGCTGACCACCATGGCCTCCTTCCACTCGGGAGCGGTCAAGTACTCACACGGCTGCCAGCGCACCAGTGCATAGCGCGGATCGTCCTTGGCACGCTCCCTTCCCTTTGACGTTGTCCGGTAGAGATGGAGGGGAAGCGTACCCACGGTTTCTGCGATCAGCCGGATAGCTGACCAGGCAGTGGTGATCTGCAGCTGCGTGGTGTCAGTCACGTTGACGTTAGCCCACGTGCGGCCGATACCCAAGCTGGGCCAGCCCTTGGGGTCGGTCAGCGAGAGCTCGGTGCCCTTGAGCGCCCAGCCAGCAGCGTGCAGGATAGAGCGACGGATGATGTTCATGTGGTCTCTTCCGCCAAGGACTCCCAGAAAGCTTTCGTCTTCTGGGCCTTCTCGGCTTTAGGGTCAGGGACCGCCAAGGCCAAAGCACGACCGAGGGCTATCAGCAATGCGATAGCTCCGTCGATCTTGTCTTCCTTGCGGTTCTTGGTCGGGCTTTTCAGCTCGTTGAATTTGCTGGTGAGCACCACCAGGTTGCCCACCATCCAGCTCATGACTGGGTTACCGTCATGCTTCAGCTTCCCGGCCAGTACCAACGCCTCAATCTCTTGCAGCGGCTGCGTGAAAAACATGCTGCGCTGTGAGATCTCGACCATCGGTAAACCGTCGTCAATGCACTGCCTGGCCCAATAGCTCGACAAGGCTGGGTCGTAGCCAACCTCCTGCAGGTCGTGCATCTCACGATCCTTTTTAAGATCGGCGGTGACCATGTCGAAGTCGGTCAGATTGCCTGGACTGACCTCGACCCAGCCTTCCTCGATCCATCCTGCGAGCTGGGCTGTCTTGCTCTCTTTGGCTGCTGCTTCGTTGTAGTACAGACGTGTGCACACATGCCAAATGCCGTCGCGCTGGAAGACCTTTACCTTGGCCGCGAAGTCATTTTTCTCAGCCAGGTCGACCCCATCCCAAGCAGCGACATTGGCGAAAGCATTGGATGTGCCCAGGGTCACAGCACGCAGGCTTGGATCTGCACAGGCGTGCCATGCCTCCATGTCCATCCAGTTGGTACCGGCATTGGTCCAGACGTTCAGGTGCTTGGTCAGGAAGTTGCCCCGGCTGCTCGGAGTCGCCAGCGCTTTGGTGCGCGTGGCCTCGAGCTTGTCCAGTTTGGCGCTGATCCCAAGGTTCGGATTGGCCTTGCGCCAGACTTTGGAGTCCTTCCAATCGTCTCCATCATCAATGGTGTAAATGATCCCGAACCAAGTCTCATCTACGTGCGTGCCTTCCAGCACCTTGATGGTGTAGCTTCGCAGCTCGAAACAGATACCGCCGGTGTCCTTGCCTGCCGTGGTGATGGCTGAAATCAAGGGCTGGCTACGCGCGCCGTCAGCAGACTCGATCACATCCCAGAGGTCGCGCTTCTTGTGTGCGTGCACCTCATCCACTGCCGCGCCGTGGACGTTCAAACCATCCTGTGTGCTGGCCTCGGCATTGAGGATCTTGAAGCTGCTGGCATTGGCTGGGCAAGTGATATCGTGGCGGCCCACCGTGACACCGAAACGATCCCGGAACTCGCTGTCGCGTAGCACCATCTCGCGTGCGGTGTCGAACACCTCTCGAGCCTGCTCGCCGGTAGTCGCTGCACTGTAGACCTGAGCGCCTGGCTCATCATCTGCGAAGGCAAGGTACAGACAACGGGCGGCGGCACGCGTGCTCTTCGCATTCTTGCGGGCCACTTCTTCATAGCTGCGACGGAAGCGCCGCAGACCTGTGTCCTGGTGCACCCAACCGAAGAGCTGGATCTCGCAAAAGATCTGCCAATCTTCCAGATGGATCTTGGCGTAGCGCACCATGCCGTCTTCGTAGACTGGCTTGGCCCACTCGCCTTTGATGTGGCAAAGCAGCTCTTGGAACTGGCACTCGCGGCCGCCTTTGCGAACGTCGAACACATAGGGAAAATCAGCTGTGCCCTGCCGGTCCAGGTCTCGTAGAAAACGGCGGCACGCCAAGCGCTCATACTTACCCGCAACCTCCTCCCCAGCCGTCACGCGCTTGGCATAAGCCTTGGCGCGCTCGAAGTATTCGGCATGGGGACGTGGCATGGCGGTTAATCAAAGTCGTTGAATCCCCTGGGTGCTGCAGATCCATTGGCTGGCGTAGCAGGGTTGGTTTCACTTTTTCCGGCATCACCTTCAAACAGCATGAGCTGAGCGCGGATTGCAGTGGTGACATTGGCCTGCTCTGCAGGCGACAGGCCGAACTTGGCTAGGAGCGACAACATCATCTGGCGCTCGCTCTTGAGGATCTGGTAGCGCGGGTGCTGCATGGGCAGACCGTTGGGACTGGTGACTTCAAAAGCCTCCATCGGATCTTTACCTTGCGAGCGAAACAAGGCTTGCCTTGCGCGCATAGAGTGGCGTAACTCCTTAACATCAGAGACCGTTTCGCACAGCTCCTCAAAGATGTCGGAATACACCACAGAGATCAGGTTGTAGCGGAGCAGCTCCTGGCCTAGCCTGCGCCACACCTTGCGTGCGCCTGGGCTGAGATCCTTGGGCACTGAGGGCATGCCCGCTTCGGGCCGGAAGGTGCTGTCAAGGTTGACCGCCAAGGGACGCTTGCCCCGGTTGCCTTCCAGCACTTTCAACTCTGCAGGCTTCGCCGCTGGTCCACGTTTTCCCATTTGTCACTCCATCAGGTACACCCCCCACCCCCCTAAAACCTGCGCGTGCAAAAAAAGCACGGGGCGGTCGGTTTCCGAGGGGTACGGTTTTGAACTTTTTTGACCCCCTACCCCCTTGGGCTCGCAAAACGTTGCGCTCCCGCAACAACCCTCAAAAACGCGCTCAAGATGTTGTTTTTTCTATACAAATCCTGCATCAGGACGTCGACTCGCGGTATCCAGCCCAGGCCCTGCGGACACCCCGTGCCCGCTCGTCCTCTGACTTCTTCTCATGGCACGCGGAGCAGATCGGCTGGACGTTCTCTTCGACATCGAGGCCGCCGTCTTCGAGAGCCAAGATGTGATCGCGCATAGTTGCAAGAGTGATGTGCCCGGCTCGATAGCAAGGCCTGCACAGTGGCTCACGCTTGAATAACTCGGCACGCAGCTGCTGCAGCTTGCGGCCCGTGATCCGCTTGGCAGCCGTTGGTCGCTTTGCCCACTGAGCCTTGGGATGCTTTGGGCACCGACCCGATCCATCGTCCACCAGCACACCGCATCCGGGATGCGTGCAAGGGCGACGAGCAGCCACGGCCATAAGGATCTCCAAGCAGGAATAAAAAAAACCCGCTGCAGTTGCCTGAAGCGGGTTACCTGTGGTGGGTTGCATGGTGGAGGGGAACCCTGCAGACACCAATCACAAGATAGCTGGAATGTACACAAAGTCTCTATGACGTAAAAGTCCCTTCTGCATCCCATCGCCTTTGCTCTTGCAGTCGCTCGGCCTCGGCAGCAGCCTTGCGCCGGTCTTTGATCCTGGCCTGATCCTGCAACCAATCCTCTATGGCACGGTCGGCCTGGCCCAACCTGGCATGCACCGTTGCCTCGGCACACCCCAGAGTCAGCGCGGCAGTCTTGATGCCATGGTCTCGGAGGTAGACCACTTCCAGTGTTTGCACCAAGTGCGGCCGTGTCATCCCAAATGATTTGATGGCAGCATCTAACTCCTGCGCATCCTCATCAAAGGCCGGAATGAATGAGCCACCATAGCTGCCACGATTCCAGACATCAGCCTCTCCAGCTGATGCCAGGATGTTCCGGCTGGCCCAGCCATTGCCGCCCGACAGCATGCGTGACTTCCACAGTGCCCAGTTGTCCAGCCGCTGCTTGATTCGATCAATGCGCGCCATCGTTCCCCCCGGCCCTCGCCAGCTTTGCCGGTCTGTCGATCTGCAGATTGAAGACCACCGCGAAGGTGGCGCCAAAGTTCACCATGCCCCAGGCAATCTCGTCCTGCACCCTCTTCATGTCAAATGGCGTGCCAGCAAAGTGCCCGGCCTCCATTGCCCAGAACTCATTGGGTACACCACGCACACCGCGTCGCACCATGCCCCACACCTCATCTCCCATATCCACCGCCTTGGCACAGATCAGTTCATAGGTCTGAGGCATATGGTCTTTGATGTGCTGCAACCGTGCCCTCATCTCTTCAACACTCGGATTGTTTGCTGCTGACATTGCCGCTCCTTTTTAAATTCCGTCCAGCCGTCCAAGCTATCTATTGACTTCACACACACAACAGACAGCCACCCACGCGCGCCCGCGCCCACACGCACACACTCGCCTGCGCCCACATCAAGGAGCGCACCTGGAGTCAGCCATGCAGCAGCCTCAACTAGTAAAAAGGCCGTATATCCACTAGCTGCAGACTCCATGCAAGGGGTGGACAGCTGGACGGATTCGCCCGCTGCGCCCCTGCTGACTCAATCAGTTCAATCCATACAGATGCACAGAGACCGCCTCGGCACCACACCAACAGCAGGGCCGCGTATCACGCCTCCCGCACTGCTGCTGCCGTGGTCCGAATTGAGACCCGCCAGCTTTTCCGGTGTTGCGCACACCGCTCGCTGCTTAGAACGGGTCACTGTCTCCGTCTCCAAAAGTGCCAGCCACATGGGCCAGCTGCGCTTGTTCATCGGTTGGCTCTGCATCCATATGGGGCACATCGCCTTCGGCCTCGATCTCTTTGGGTGGCCACACAGCGGGCTGCTTGTAGCCACGGCGGCGCAATCCCTTGCTCTCCCGCGTGTACTCCCAGCCGTGCTCCACCAGCCAATCGCGGATCTGGCCCTCCAGAATGGGTGTGCTCTTGCCCACATCCACACCCAGGGCGCGGAGGAGCATTTCAATCGTCACGAAGGTGGTAAGGGCAGATAGTTCGCCAGTCGCTGAGCCCTCTGTGCTGTGCGCCCCCTCCCTGGTCAACAAGGTGTACAGGGTCCCTTGCACGCCGGTTTGCACCATGCGCTTTTCCTGCTCAGGCTTGATGTAGAGGTTCTCCTCCTCCTCGGTCGGCCAGTAGCGCTCACCAGCCTGGAACAGTTGCAATGCCTCGGCAAAGAGCTGGCCCCGGTACTTTTCCAACCAGGCCAGGTTGAGCAGTGCGCTGCCTACCCACACCGGCCAGAAGCGGCGATTGCCCGTCTGGTCGTAGAGGTACTGCCGCTTGTTGGTCGTGCACCAGATCACCAGCTGACGCGGGTACTTCTGGACGTAGCGGCCGTAGGCGCTGCGGTAACGATCCTCACTGCTGCTGAAGAACTGCTTGATTTCCTCGCTGTCAGCCTTGCGCAGGCTGGCAAGCTCGGCCATTTCATAGGCCATGATTCCGCGCAGCTGCTCCAGCGCATCCTTGCCCGCGCTCACGTTGATCTTTGTGTCGCTGAAGTAGTCAGCGCCCACCAGTGTTTTGATCAAGGTACTCTTGCCTCGGCCTTGCGGGCCTTCCAAGACAACGCTGTAGTCAAACTTGCAACCAGGCTTGTAGATCCGAGCCACATGGCCCATCACCACAAACTTGCTCACCAGCCGGTAGTACTTCACCAGCCCCGGCTCAAGGTCCTTGGGGTTCTGGTTCATCACATGCATCAGCCAGTTCTCCAGCCGGGGCTTGCCATCCCACTTGTGCGACTCGATCCAATCGCGCACGGGGTGAAAGCTGCGCTCATCGGCCACCGTATGCATGGCCTCGGTCAGAGCCGCACGGCTGCATGCCTTGATCTTGTATTCGCTGCTCAGGAAGTCGCCCAGCCGCAAGTCATCGGTATCCTCGAGCGGACCTGCCACCACACGCCAGGGCCAGTTTTTGCGCGTCACAAACTGGAAGGACATCTGGTCATGGCCGAGCAGGTCGCGCAGATGGGGCGAGACGCGCAGGGCCTTGATCACCATGGCGCGGTTGGGCTGGATATCCCACCGCTTGCACTTGAACTGCTTGCAAAGAAAGTCCAGGTAGTCGCCGAATTCGTCATCGCTGTCGCTGGCATATTCATCAGGCGGGAGATCGCCTGACCCACCGCCGCCCCCACCTGCGTTATCGGCGCCGCCCGCGCCAACGGGGCCATCGCGCTTTTCCGCTGTCGCTCCGTCTTTATCCCAGCCAGGCGTATACGCCTTTGCGAAGAAGGTCTCAGCGATGTATTCGCCCGTCCAGCGCTCCTTCTCGATGTAGTCCTTGCAGTCGTATCCACTGGGCTTGGAGCCAGGAAAAGGGATCGGCAGGATCTTTACATCGCAGCCTTGATCGCGCAGGCGTGCGCCAATGCCGAGCATGGCCTTGCGACCAGGCTGCGCGTCCGGTTTCAAGAAGGGCTGCGCCTCATTCAAGGCCTCACGCTCTGCATCGGTGGTGCAGGCAGCAAGCTCTGCCCGGGGCGGCTTCTCACGCTGGCTGTCTGCATCGGGCCAAAGCAGTACAGTGGCATCGCTGATCCAGCTCCAGTCAGCCTTGCTCCATGCCTTGCAACCGCCAGCCCAGCTCACGACCGCATAGACGTTAGGGCAATGTGCATCCAGCGTCTTCTGCAGCAGCACCGCTTTAATCTCACCCTCGACCAACACCACCGTGCGGCCGTTGGGCCTCTGACCATCAGCCAAGTAAAGCGGGCGCGGCTCATCCCACTGCCGCCAGTTCCATTTGGTACCGCCATCGCGGGCGCTGCGAGTGAATGTGTGGGGGAGGTCGTCCTTGCCGCCATCGCTGGTTCTGAAGCGCACCACATGGCCCAGCAGCGCATCCCCATCGCGGTATGCCGCAATATTGGCGATGTCATCGGGCTGCCGGTGGTAATGGGCAAAGGTAGGCTCAGGTGCCCAATCTGGCACTGGCGTGACCGTAGCCCAGCCCTCTGGCACAGGCTTAGGCTTTTTGACGACTGGCTTGCGAGGGTTTTCGACCGAGGCCACTGGCGCGCCGCTGGCCGTCTTCACCAGACCGGCCACGCTTTCCAGGTGCATCTCGCGTGCCAGGCGCACAGCGGCCTCGGCGTTGTTGATGTTATGAATGGCTGCGTACAGGCTGACTAGGTCGCCACCTTTATCCTCAGTGTTGAAGTCGGCCCATTGACCAGCCTTTGCCCCCGAGAGACAAACGCTAAAACTCCCTCCCGGCTCCCCCGTAAGAGATCCGCACACCCATTCATGACCACGGCGTGTGCCGCCGCGTAGCCAGTCAGGCACCAGGGTATCGATGTGATCGAGCAAGGCCTCTGCAAGCTCGCGTATTTTGATGGGAGGCAAATCACCCGACATGGCGCGCTCCCGTGATATTGATGCGCATGCGCACGTTGTCTACCAAGCCGGTGGCCCCTCCACCAGCAACCTGATTCATCACCATCAACGCCCCCAGGTCTGCATAACGTTTGCCAGTGCGTGCGATCCGCTTGCATGGCCGCCACCACCAACCCAGAGGGCAGTGGGTGTGTATTCAGCAACGGGACGGTTGCGGTAGTCCACGCGTCGGCTGCGAACAATGTCCACAAGGTTTGCGCGGCGCATGTTGTCAAGAGTGCGCCGGGCCAGGTCAACACCCACACACGCTGCAGCGGCGAGTTCCCGCACCGTCGGTGCTCGATCTGGGGTGTGCAGAAGATGGCAGGCCTGGAGCAGCGCCTGGCGGACTTCCCCGGCTGGTCGACCGTTTGTAGTGGTGGAAGAAATCGAGGGTTGCATTACTTGCCTCCATCCTTCCAGCGGCCCATCGCTGCCATCACCTTGGCAGAGAGTCCGCGTATGAGGTTTTGGCCTGCAGCAACTAGGTCACCCCATTGCGCTTCGATCTTGCGCAACTCATTGGGCGTGATGATCCCATCAGCCATGGACTCGCCCACGCTGGCGATTACGTCACTGAACTCCCGCATCAACTTGGCCACCATGCCGCCGGTGCAGCTGTTAGGGCAGACACCCTCGGGCAGCATCGTGACCACCGCACCCAGGCCATCAGCCTGGGCGTTGAAACCATCCAAAGCACAGTCACTGCCAACGTCTCTGCAGATCACCATGATCTCTTGCGCATCCTCAAAGCCCAGCTTGTAGCCTGGCGCGCCGCGCAGTTCTTTTTCGAGCGTGCTGTGGCTCTTACCCAGCCGCAGCGCAACCGCTTCTACTCCGCCTGGATAGCAGCGGGCCGCCCGGCGTACTCCATCGATCATTGACGACATATCCACCCCCACTTAAAAAACGCTATAGGCACCGGGTCGCTGCTCTGCCACAGTCCACCCCATGCCGAATACAAAGAACCACACCAACACCATCCACGCGTTGTTGAGCGAATCGTGGTCGCATCCCGCCGCCGAAGAGAAACGACGCAACCGAGAGATGGCTATTAGCTGATGTGGTTGGAAACCGGTACACCTAGACCCAGTTCGGGCCACATACGCGCATAGCGATCTGGAAACAGTTCCTGGCGTGTCACTTCGCCACCTGACTGCTGCTCAATGAGCACTGCTAGCTCAACAGATGCAGCCCGGTAGCCGTTCGCTACATTGGTCAAGTGCCCGAGCGTTGTTCCACAGCTTGCTGCGAAATCGATCCGTCCCTGCTTGTCCTTTGTGAACAGGTAATTTTTCAAGTTCATATCGCTAAAACACCTATTAGTGTTATTCGATATTAACACCGTTTGGTGTGATTGACTATGCATCCTTGCGACATGAGTTATGAAGCCAAGGTTCGCCTAACGAACCTCAACAACTACTGCCTACGAAAAGGCTGGGTCAGCCGCAAGAATCCCGAACGCGGCTCACCGGTCCAGCTTGAGAAAGCTCTTGGCAAGACGCAGAGCTTTTGGAGCGACTTGATGCGCGGCAACAAGTCCTTCGGTGCTGACCTAGCCCGCGAAATCGAAGAAAAGTTAGGCTTACCAAAGTACGCTCTTGACGGAGATGATCACAGCACTGACTTCGTTGCTGTTCCAGTCATTGACATCGAAGTATCTGCTGGACACGGCAAGATTGCTGATGTGGTGGAGGAAGGTGCAGTTATGCAGTTTCGTCGTGATTTTTTAGCATCCATAGGCATAAGCCCAATCAACGCAGCAGTGTTCAAGGTCAAGGGTGCCAGCATGGAGCCGACTATCCCTGACAGATGCCACTTGCTAGTAAACCGCGCCGCAACCGAACCTGTGAACGGTAAGGTGTTCGTCTTCGTCAAGGGCAACGAAATTTTTTGCAAGCGCTTGGTAAAAAAGGACGACGATTGGTATGCAGTGTCAGACAATCCAGACCGCTACGAATACCCTGACATTGACCTATTCGGCTCCGATCACTTCCGAATTTTGGGACGGGGTCTGTGGGTAGCTTATAAGTTGTGAGTCATGACATGCTGGCAGTCGAGTTCGTGCACTCGAATTGAGGAAAGCAAATGAAAATTGTAGATCTGGCAATCGTCGTCACTTTGGCTTGTGCAGCGAGTGCGCATGCAGCCGATGTGAAGGTCGTTAAGAAATTTGATGAGTGGATCTTGATCCAGCACGAAGACCCAATGACCGATGCAAAGCAGTGCTTCCTGTCTTACGGCAAGGACAAGACTATTACGTTCAACACAGACAACACTTTTCGAGTCAACTATGCAGGGCGCGGTGGTGTCACCGACTTTCAGTATCGATTTGGGAAGGCAGCTGCCAGCGAACCTATGTCTGTGAAGGATTACGAAGGCAGTTTGATCAAGATTCCAGCTCTCCTGGTAGAAGTGTTTGATCAACCCAACCTTCGTGTTTCAGGGCAAAAGGTCATCGGCGGGAGCATTGATTTGAATGTCAGCTTGAAAGGTCTTAAAGCTGGACGGGAGGCTATGGCAGCTTTATGTGAGGTGGCTGATCTCCCATCGATCAAAGACGACAAACGCAGTTGGGCCAATTGGCAGGTAACTGCACCTCAAAAGCAAAATTGACTTTAGACTCTCCTTTTTACCCGTATACAACCACAGTCACACCACCTTGTTGATCGGATGATCAACAGGTGGTGTAATTTTTTATGATCAATCACACCAATTGGTGTTGACAACCAATCACATCAATTGGTGTAATTCGTCTACCAGGCCGTTCGGCCTATCAAAGGAGGTAGACGATGACAACAACCCCAAGAACTTCTCACTGCAGTGCACACGTCTGCACAGCTAACAGCACATGCGCCATCCGACGCAATGACACCTGGCTCCACGCCGCAGAGCAAAGCCGTCATTCGTCGGAAAAGCTCCGCAACCACCTAGACAGCATTCCCACTGGCGACCTGTTTCATGCCATGTGGGATGGTCATGTTGCATTGGCTAGGGATGCACAGTCTTGCGAAGACCATGCAATCCGAGGCGGTGCATTACTTCACATCGGCGTGGCTGACGCTGCCCAGCATGCAGCAGCTCACCGCAAGGCACGCGGAGTGGCGGTATGAGTCTCTACTTGCTTCACCACAACGGCCACTGGCGCGCCAAGTTTGCGCCCAGCCTGAAGAAAGCTCTGCACTTTGCACGCAAGCACTTCAAGAGCAATCAGGTCATTGCTGTACAGGAGCGCTGAAATGCCCGCGCCCATCCAACTTGAAGACCCCTTCTACCCGCCGATGAAGCAGCGCTTTTTGAACACGCTGCACTGGGTCGCCATCTGGATCGCAGTCGTCGCCTTTACGGTTGGCGCCGCTTCTGCTATCGCCCTGTCCCTGCAGTTCTAAGCGAGGCGCGCATGACCTACCCCAGCATCGTTATCTACGGTATCCCGGGCACGGGCATGCGCACCAATGCCCAAGCACTGTGCGACCACTTCGGCCTCGATTTTGTGCTGGATCACACCGAAAAACACCCAAGCACCGAGACCCCAGCTCGCGGCGCGCTGGTCCTGGCCTCCGCGCGCCCTGAACAAAACGAATTCTCTATGTCCTATGCCCTGGCAGAGCAGCACCTGTTGCTCTTGCCAGCTGGCTACCCCCTCTAGGAGCTATGCGATGAACACCAAGCCTATCCCCCAGCTGCATGCCTGCCCTCAATGCCATGGCGTGCACTCCAATGCCCAGGACCTGTTTGACTGCTGCATCTGGCAGCACGTCACTGCGCCGGAACGCCTGCAGATGCAGCGCGAAGTAGAAGCGGGCCAGCCCCTGCAACAAGTTCTTCTCAGCCACGGCGCCCAGGCAGGCGATGCGCAAGGAACGCTCGCATGAAAACTATCTACAACCAGGTTGACGCTAGCACGACTGAAACGCTAGCCGATGGCGTGGCTGATGCAGTGCTGAATCTCATTTTTAAGCAATACCTCGATCAACCGCAACTTCAAGCTGAAGCCCTGACCCACTTCATTACCGCTATTACTGGCGCGTTCGCTGGCTTGGCAGGGGATAGCAACCTCATTGCCCTGCTGCAGCAGCTGACCACTATGGCCACCGAAGCCGCCGAGCAAGAGCAAGCATCCGCAACCCATTGAGCAGAGGCAAACACCATGACCAATCAAAATCCCACTGCTGATCTGCCAATGCCAGGCGCTGGCCCGTTGATGCAGTCTGTACCGGTGCTGAGCATCGCACGTAGTCTCACCAATCAGCGCAAACACTTCGACCCAGCCAAGCTACAGGAGCTGGCAGATAGCATCAAGGCTACCGGCGTACTGCAGCCCATCTTGATTCGCCCATTACCAGTGGACCGCATCAAAGATGAAATGGCGTGGGCCCGCGCCGAAAAGCGTGAGCCTGCTCAGTACGAGCTGGTGTGCGGCGAGCGCCGCTGGCGAGCCAGCCAACTGGCAGAAGTGCCGGAAATCCCTGCCGTAATTCGACCACTGAGCGATGCACAAGCCCTCAAAGCACAGGTGATCGAGAACCTGCAGCGGGCCGATATCACCGAGCTGGAAGAAGCCGAGGGCTATGAGAAGTTGATGGAGTCGCAGAACATCAACGCTGATCAGCTGGGCGCTGAAGTGGGCAAGAGCCGAAGCTATATCTACGGCCGACTCAAGCTGCTCGACTTATGCGAGAAAGCTCGTGAGGCGCTTCGAACTGGAGATATCGACTACAGCAAAGGCCTGCTCATTGCACGTATCCCAGATGAATCGTTGCAATTGAAAGCGCTTGCATATTGCGTACAGAAAAACTATGCAGGAGATCCCATTGGCTATCGCGCCTGTGCTGAACATGTCCAGCAAAACTACATGCTCAAGCTTAGCGGCGCTCCATTCAAGATCACCGATGCTGAATTGCTGCCTCGCGCTGGCAGCTGTAAAGAGTGTCCAAAGCGCACAGGTGCGCAGGAGGACCTGTATCACGACGTGGCTAGTGCAGACGTATGCACAGACCCCAAGTGCTACCACGACAAGGAAGAGGCGCATGCCATCGCCATAAAACGCGCTGCTGTGGAGCGTGGGCAAACCATCATCGAGGGCCGCGAGGCCAAGGCCCTCATGCCCAACTCCTGGAGCAGTGAGGTTAAGGGTTACCTGCGCCTAGATGACCGTAACGATAGCCCGACGGACAAGCCGCTGCGCAAGTTGATCGGCAAGGCCATGGAGCGACGAGGCATTCAGCCCACCCTGGTGGCCAATCCGCACAAAGACGGCCAGCTCGTCGCGGTCCTGACATCCGACCAGGTAGAAACCTTGCTCAAGGATGCAGACAACGAAGAGGTTGCAGCCAAGGTCAAAGCGGACGCGGATCGCGATGCCGAGGCCAAGGTGCGCCAGGAAGAGGCCGCAGCCAAAACTAAGTATGAAGAGCAATGGCGATGGGATCTGCTTACCTCCACCTGGCAGCAGATCTGCAACGGCACGCATGAAACCCCTTCCGACGCGGTGTTGCGCCTCATTGCCTCCAACTGTGCCAAGGGCTACAGCCAGGATCGAGCCAAGAAGCTTTGCAAGCTGCTGGATCTCGGTAAGGTTGCACCTCAAGCAGGCCTGCTGCAGTACATCGCGGAGACAGATGCGCCCGGCGATGTGCTGCAGCTGCTGATCATGTACGGGGACGTGGAATACCGCTATTGGATGGGCGAGGACAAGGCGAACGAAGGTCTGCTGCTGGTCGCGCAGGAATTTGGTGTCGATGTCAAGACTGTAAAGGCCAAGACGCGAGCCAATCAGCGTGCTGCAGAAACTACTAAAAAGCAGCAGGAAGCCAAAAAAGCTTCACAAAGTACGCAATCCACTGATTCATTGGAGCCCCAGGAAACCTCTTCTACCCCTACCCCCGCTGCGCAAGCGCAGAAGGGGCGTGGGGGGAAGAAGAAAACCCAGGTGGACGAAAAGCCCAAGCTCAGCGCTGCCGCTGCGCAGACCGCGATTGCCGAGGCTATGCAAGCTGCCGAGGCGCAAAGCCCCGCTGACGCGGCCGAGGCCCGGGATGCTGTCCAGGGAGACATACCAGGCGCGGCTGCGGCCGCGCAGGATGACGATGCGCAGGCTGTGGCTGACGCCCAGCCTGCGACAGTCACCACCTTGGAGGAAGCTGCCCCAGTATCAACCACTGAGCCCCCTGCAGACACGCCCGCCGCCAGCGGCGAGCGCATCCCCCTGGGCTCACCAGTCACGATCATCCGCGTTGCGCTCGACCCGAGCCTGGCCAACTGGGGCGGTATGACCGGCAACATCTATCGCGACCTGGGCGCCAAGGGCTACGAGGTGGCCATGCCTCACCCCAAGCGCGGCACCAAGAAGTTCGTCAAGTTCGCAGCCGACCAGGTGCAGGAGGTGACCCATGTCTAAAGCTCACGATACACACGGCTGCACATGCCCAAGCGGAGACGGTTCGTTGCGTTGGCTATGCCCTGTTCATCCGGCATTGCTGCCCTGCCCGTTCTGCGGCGCATCAGCCAGAGGTTACGAAATCGAGCCTCACCAGCACAGCGCTGCACTGCTCGCCCTGGTGCCCGACATGCCAAAAGAGCACCAAAGCAGGTATGTCTTTGAAGGCAACTGCCAGTGTGGATCCGGTTTGATTGGCGAAAACCAGACGGAAGTAAGAGCCCGTTGGAACAGCCGAGCGCTCCTGGCACACCAAATTCAGCACGATCATGCGCTAGATCAGGTACGCCAAGCTGTGCGCGACTACCACTTTGCACTGGACAACCGACAGCATGGCTGCATCGCCGCAGACGCTGCGATCAATTCCATCGAGACTGCGCTGGACATGCATTGGAAGCAGGGCCAAGAGGCTGGACTCCGCTTATAAATTCTCGACCGACATATTCATTACAAGAAAAAGGAACTCTGATATGACACACCGCACTACCAACGCAGTCGAGCCCGCAATCAATGGACCAAGTCTGGTCACGCAAATGTTTGTGGCCGAGAAGTATGGACTTCGCTTGGATGTCGCTCAGCTAGCGCAGGTGCTGGGAATAACGCCTGGCACGGTACTCAACCGCATAAGTGCCAACACCTTTGGCATACCTACATATCTCGATAACGGTAAACGCTATGCGGACTATCGGGACGTGGCGCAGCATTTTGACAGCATACGTATGAGCAAGTGAGCCTTACAGCTTCTAAGAAAAGAACAATCGATCAAACGCCACAGCTGCATGATATGTGCAGCTTTTTTTTGACAAGTTTCCAAAAAACCATTTAAAAAGGGAGCATGATGCAAATCTTCACAAGTCAGAACTTTAAGAGACACCATGGCCTCACCACTCGAAGACCTTGATGAACTAGCACTACGTTGCAGAGATGATAAAGCTCGTCTCTACATAGGCGAAGCTGTGGCAAGTTACCGTTCCGGTGCGTTTCGCTCAACAATAGTGGCATGTTGGATAGCGGTCTGCTTTGACGTAATCGAGAAGTTACGCGAACTCGCGCTTGGGGGCGATGCAGAGGCTGAGAGGCATGTACAGGAACTGGAGACCACAAGACGTTCAGGAGATGTCACACGGGCATTGAAATTTGAACGAGAACTTTTGAACCTGGCAAAAGATAAATTTGAACTCATCTCTCCGCTTGAATATATCGATTTAGAAAGACTTCAGGCCGATAGAAACAGATGTGCCCACCCGTCCTTAACCTCGGACGATCAAGCATACGCACCTTCAGCAGAGCTTGCACGCCTACATATTCACTCTGCAGTTACGCATCTTCTTCAACACCCTCCCGCCCAAGGAAAGTATGCCCTAGATCGCTTAATAAAGGAAGTTGAATCAGAGTACTTTCCAACCGATGGCAATGAGGCAAAAATTGCTTTCGCATCCGGACCCTTAAAACGACCTCGCGAATCGTTAGTCAGAAATTTCATCATAGTGATGCTCAAGGGCTTTTTAAACGAAAAACCAGATTACAAACGCCGCATGCGTATAAGTGCTGCACTAAAAGCGACGGCGCACCTACAGCAAAAAATATTTTCAACAACCCTTCGTGAAAAATTGCCTGCAATGTTTCGGGCAATTTCAGACAATTCGCTAAATGTGGCCATCTATTTCCTCAGAGATATTGAAGACACATGGCAATATCTCGAGGATGACAATAGACAGCGTCTAGAAAGATATGTGGTGGGACTACCGACAAGAGACTATGATGACATTGATTTTCTTCTAAAATATCAACCTCTTCGAACGCATGCCCTTCAGAGAGTGAATGCTTCAACTCTAGATGAAAATGTCAATGCTCTTTTATTCGGATTACCTGCAGAGGCTTGCGACCGAGTCATTACCTTGTATCTAACCTCACCTTCTTTTGACGAAGCCAATGAACGCGGCAAGAAGATAATTTCCTTACTGGGAGACTTCTCCCCCGAAAACATAAGAAGATTACTCACCAAAGTGAATCAGCATGGACAAGTACGAGGCAGCTATCAGCTAGCTTCAGTCATAATAAACCTCAGACATAGAATGAAAAATTTTTCAGCACAAGAGTTTGAAGAACTTTTAATAAATAATGGGTTAGAAGAGTTCTCAGTTAAAGAAGATGATCCATTTTAAAAATGCAACTTCATCAATTTTTAAACCTATGAAGATCTTCAGGCCGTAAATTCGTGTAGCGCTTAAGAGTATCCCACTTTTTGTGCCCAGTCACCAAGGCAACCTCCTGGATTGCGTATCCATCCTCAAACAATCGACTTGTTCCCTCATGCCTCATATCATGCAAGCGAAGATCGGGAATATTGAGAGCGACGCTAGCATCTCTAAAATATTTACTGACTGTTTGAGGGTGGACCGTGAAAATGCGGCCGTCGCCTTCAACAACTGGCTGCGCTAATGCGACATCCCAAGACTCGCCCAGAAGTGGTATCCACTGATCGTTAGTCTTTTTAGTGCGAGGATCTTTGCGCTGACGAATAAGAACCAAGCGCTTCTTTGGGTCTAGGTCGTCGCGCAAGAGTCCGCAAATCTCACTACGCCGCATTGCCGTCAGAGCAGCGAAGTACACAAAGTCCGCGTACACCTTTCCCCTGTTTTCCGTCAGCCACGCAAGGATGCGTGCAAGCTCATCCTCCTGCGGCCGACGCTCTCGCTTCCCTCCTGCTCCAATGAGCCCCATGTGCTTAAGCACTGGCCTGGCCATCCCCACCGCATCCGGCAACTGCAGCCGCAAAAACGACCCGGTGTAGCGCATCACAGTACCTAGCTTCGATACATCCATGTTGACTGTGTAGGGACCTGCGCCTTCTTCCCTTCGGACCAAGCAAAAGCCAATCAGGTCATCGACAGTAAGTCGCAACGCATCGAGCTGGCCGAGGTGCAGATCCAGGGCCTTTAACATGTAGTGCGAATTGGACTTGTCTGAAATTGGCCGCGTCTTCTCCATGAGCTTGCGGTACTCCTGTATCAGTTCGCTGACGGAGTACGATCCGCCGCGCACGACATCACCAGTGGGTGCCTGACCAGTGCCAAGATCTGCCTCGATGCGGGTTGCCCAGGCCACCGCTTGCGCCTTGACCGGGAACGTTTTGCAATATGATGGGAACCCCTTGCGACGAACAAGTGCCCGCCACTTGCCGTTGACCTGTGTGATGCTTGCCAT